AAACAAAATGTAGCTTCAATAAAAAATTACTTAGAAGAGATATTAATTAAATAATTTTACTATATTTGCATAGCGAAGCCTCGGAAACTTCAAGAATTTATTTTTAGAGCTGTTAATTTTGGTCATCCGAGGCACCAATTTTAGCAGCTCTTTTTTACACAAAAAAAATGAAAGAAACAAAACGTAAAGCATTTAAATTTTATCGTTCTTATTTTGATATGTTCAATGAGTTAGAAGATGAAAAAGACAAATTAGAATTTATTAAAGCAGTTTTAGATAGGCAATTTTTAGGAATAGAACCAGAACTAAAAGGAATCGTAAAATTTGCTTACGTTTCTCAATTACACTCTATTAATAAACAAGTAAAAGGTTGGCAAGATGCTACAGGTCAAGAACTTACAGGAGCCTATGCACACCCCCCTAAGGGGTCTATAGAGGGGGCCTTGGTACACCCCACACAGGAAGTAGAAGTAAAAGAAGAAGAGAAAGAGAAAGAGAAAGAAGAAGAGAAAGAGAAAGAGAAAGAAGAAGTAAAAGAAAAAGAACAACCGATTTTACATTGGAATAGAGATTTACCTACAGGCATTAAATAAACAACTTACTATGATTATAAACCACAGAGAAAACGACGAATTTTTAGAGCAAGCTAGACAGGATAGAGTTCCACAAGGTTTAGGAATAAACAACAATTTAGATAACAACTTACGATTCAAAGTAGGTAGCTTTAATATAATTCTAGGACACGCTAACGTAGGTAAGACTTATTGGGTCTTATGGTACTTCTTAGCATTATCTAAGATTCACGGAAAGAAGCATTTGATATACGCAGCAGAGAATAGCGTAAATGGGCTTAAAAGAAACTTAATAGACTTGTACGGTAACAAGAAAATTAAAGATATGACTCCAGAAGAATTAGAAATAAACAAAACTTTTATAGAAGCTCATTTTGATTTTATAGACCATAAGCGTATTTGGGGAGTAACTGAGTTTATGAAGAATATCCAAGCTATAGACAAAAAATATGATAGCATTATGATAGACCCTATAAACGCTTTTCAGCGACCTAGAGGAGTAAACGCTCACGAGAACGATTACGAAACTGCTAGTAAGCTAAGGCTATACGCTAAACACTTTAAGACTAGTATCTACGTTTGTATGCACGCTAGTACAGAAGCACTAAGAAAAGTACACCCAACTAAACACGATTTTGAGGGGTTGCCTATCCCTCCAAGTGGAGCAGATGCAGAGGGCGGTGGTAAGTGGATAAATAGATGCGATGACTTTATTACGATTCACAGATATACACAAAGTGAGATGTGCTGGATGAATACCTACTTACATATCAAAAAAGTAAAAGAAACTGAAACAGGAGGAGCACCTACTTTTATAACAAGCCCTGTAGAATTTAGATTAGATAGGGGAGTAGCTTTTATGTGTGGAGGAGTAAATAGCTTAGAGCAGGTAGTAGATAATAATTTAGATTTAATAGCAAACGAAAACTTTTAATTATGGTAACTTTTAACAAAAAAACAGAACAACTAGCAGACGTTTTATTTAACGGAGTAAAGATTGGACACGTCGAAAGATACGGTCAAACGCTAACATTAGAAATAAGCTACCTACGGATTGATTTAAGCTATTCTAAACGCAAATTGATAGGAACGTTAGCAAAGAAAATTTACACACGCTTAGAAGCGAGAAAACAAAGAGAACAAAATAGACCCGTTTCTTTATTAGTTACAGGTAATTATCAAATTTTAGATTAATTAATTATATTTACATTATGGAAGAAGAATTTAGAGATATTAAAGGTTATGAGGGCTTGTATCAAGTTAGTAATTACGGTAATGTTAAGAGTTTAGATAAGTCTATTAAAGTTATGAGGGTAAGTAAGACTTACGAAAGATTTCAGCCAGAAAAAATACTTAAAAACATATTAGGTAATAACGGGTATTTTGCAGTTAATCTATACTTGAATGGTAAAATAAAAACTTTCATAGTGCATCAGTTAGTTGCAATAGCATTTTTAAATCACACACCGAACGGTTATAAGTTAGTCGTTGACCATATTGATAACGACCCGCTAAATAATAATCTTGACAATTTGCAAATAATAACGCAAAGAGATAACACATCTAAAGACAAAAAAGGAGGAAGCAGTAAGTTTACAGGGGTGTTTATACATAAACAAACAGGCAAGTGGAGAGCATTAATAAATATAAATGACAAGTTAACTCACTTAGGATTGTTCAACTGCGAGTTAGCAGCTTCACAAGCGTATCAAAAAGCACTAAAACAATTATAATATGCCAAGATGTCAAAACTGTAAGGAGAAGTTTGAAGTAAAGCAGTTCAATAGAAAATTTTGCTACAAAGATGAGTGTAACGATAAATTCTTTGAATTTCTAAAAGCCCAAGCGTTAAAGAAGTGGAGTAAAGAAAAGAAAGTAAAAAAGGAGAACTTGCAAACAGTTCAAGAGCTTATGAAAGTAGCGCAAGTGGTATTCAATAAGTGGATAAGGCAGCGAGATTCTGGTCAGTTATGTATTTCGTGTCAGAAGCCACCAAAGAAAGCTAACGCTGGGCATTATTTCAGTTCTGGCGGTCATAAAAACGTAACATTTAACGAAGATAACGTGCATCTTCAATGCGAATACTGTAATACTTTTCTTCACGGCAACTTACTAAACTATCAAGTTGAGATACAAAAAAAGATAGGAGCAGATAGATTAATACTTTTGCACGAAGAAGCGCATAAGACTAGAAAGTTTACACGAGATGAGCTACACGAAATAATAAAAAAATATAAAAATAAATTGAAAAAAAGTATATAAAAACTTGCAGAACCCAAAAAGTTATATATCTTTGTCGGGTAGCAATTAAGTTACAAAAACAAAAAAACAATTATTATGAGCTTAAGAACAGAAAAGAAACAAGAACAGGTGGAGTTAAACATTTTAAACGCATTAAATCAATTGTATCATACGTTGAAATATACAGATAAGGTTTCAATGGCTGGTATATCTAGAGAACATTCTATCTCTCCAATATTTTCTAAAATTCTTCGGGATGGTAAAATTATAACGTCAAATGGAAAACATAACGTGGCAGCACGTTATGAGTGGGTTTCAATTAAGCCCAATATACATATGGCAAAAGAGATTGATTCTAAAATTAGAGCTTACAATAACTTGGTAGCTAAAAAATGTGCAGCTAAGAAGATAAAAAAAACAACATCTAAAACTAGTGGAGTTAGTGGGGTGAAAGCTAAAGTGAAAGTTAGGAAAGTTAACCCTACAATTGAAAATAACATAATTACTAATGTTAAAGAATATAAGTTAGTAGCAAGTGAAACAAGATATTTGTTCGGACTTATTAAGATAAAAACAAAGTACATTTATAAAAACTAAATTATGAACAAAAAACGACTTTACACACTAGACCAAGAGAGCCTAGATGTAATTAAAAAAGACTTGAAAGAGCGCAAGATGAAAAGCAATAACCAGACGGCAGCAGAAAAGGCAGTTTGTTGGTATGCAGAACAATTAAAAGAATTACAATCATGAAAACAGAAAAAGCATACCATAAAAATAGCGATGTTTTAAAATGGAAAAGAAAAACAGATTCAATCGGTTTTAGTTGGGAGCAAACCTACAACGAACAAGGACGAGAAGAAACGTATAAAAATTCTGCCGGTTTTAGTTTTGAGCGCACCTACAACGAACAAGGACGAGAAGAAACGTATAAAAATTCAGATGGCACATACATAATCAAGGACAAATACGTAACTAAAGAAGAATTTGAAGCGTTTGTGAACGATGACATAATAGAGTTGAACGGAGTTAAGTATAAAAGGATATGAAAATAAGATGTTCACAATTAGGTAAGATAATGACCAACCCGACAAAAGCTGAAGCGAATGCGGGTGAAATATTATCGAAAGGTGCGAAGACGTATCTTCGTCAAATCGCAAAGGAACGATTCTATCAGTACAAATTGAGTGAAGAACAATTAAAAAAACAAATTAAACTATGAAAGATTTAACAAAACGCAAAACAGAAGATATAAACGTTAACGGAACGTTTGAAGAAGTATTAAGAGCGCAAATGCAAGAAACTAAGCCAAGTGCTGCAGGAGTAAAAGCAAAGTTGTTAGCAGCTAAAAAAGAGATACTAGAAACGAAGATTAAGAAAGAAGGTAAGAACACTTTTAGTAAATACGATTACTTCACACCTTCACAGATTACTGCACTAGTAACTAAGGCCTGTATTAATAACGGCTTAATAACTGTATTCAGTATCAAAGAAAAGAAAGGAACTTATACAGGTTACTTAAATGTAATGAGCGTAGATTCAGAAGATGAGATTATCTTTAGTATTCCTACTGCAATGCCAGACATCAAAGCAACTAACATTACTCAGAAACTAGGCGGAATGGTAACTTATACTCAGAGATATTTAGAAATGGTAGCCTTTGGAATTACAGATAACAATTTAGATTTAGATAGCCAAGATAACAGAGGGCCTAAAGAAGTTAAGAAGAAAACTATTTCAGATGTAGATTTTAAAAGAGGTTTAGAGAAAATGGAAACCTCAGCATTTAAGAAACTTATGCAAGGTTATGAGTTAACAGATAGTCAAACAACAACTTTAAAAACTTTGTAAGATGACACCAAAAGAAAAAGCAGAAGAATTAAGTGTTAGGTTTGATGATTTAGATTTGTTATTAGAATTTATAACAGATGCATTGAAAAACACAGACGACCCACAATTTTGGGAATTAGTATTTAAAGAATTTTATTAAATAAACAATATGAAAGACTTAAAAATTAGAGCAAGTGCTTTAGGTCGTATAATGACACAAGATAAAGATACGACTATCACAGAAAAACAGTTAGCAACCTTAAACGGGTTGTTAACTAAGATAAAGTTAACGGAGAAACAAGCACAGTTAAGAGATACGTTAGAACTTAAAAGAGATGCTAAACCAGAACTATCTACAGGTGGTAAAACATACGTTAGAGAGTTAGCTTTATATGATAAGTTTGGAATCCGCCAAGAAATAAACAACAAGTACTTAGACAAAGGTAATTTACAGGAAGATTTATCTATAGAACTTGCTGAAACAATGTTAGAAGTAGGTCGATGTTCTAAGAATGATGAGTACTTTGAAAATGATTATGTTCACGGTACACCAGACGTAGTTACAGATGAAGTAATTATAGACGTTAAGACTAGTTGGTCTGCTGCTACCTTTCCTTTCTTTGATGAAGTATTAAAGAATAGAATCTACGAATGGCAGTTAAAGGCTTATATGTGGTTAACAGGTAAGACTACTAGCTACCTTTGCTATTGTTTAGTTCCTACTCCAGAAGTATTAATCTTAGATGAGATGCGAAGAGTATCTTGGAAACGTGGAGAAGCTGGAGAGGTAAGCGAAGCGGTAGAAAAAGAAGTAAGAGAGTTTCATAGCGTTGAACATATCCCAGTTTGGTCCAGAGTAAAGAGCTTTAAGGTAGAGTTAACAGGCGAGGATATTAAGCAGATGAAAGAAAAGGTAGAACTTGCAAGAGAATACTATAACGAAATAATAAACACTTTGTAATATGAGAGCATTTAAAGAATTAATAGGTAAGGAGGTAACAGTATATCCTTACGAGTATGAAAGTTTCAGAGCTAAGGTTTTAGGTTTTGAGGTTGAAGATTATTATTTTTACGAAAAGAATGAAGAAATTAATGTATATGTTCACGTTGAACCTATTAATTTTGACGATGTTGACAATGAGATTGAAAACTATAGATTCTCTTTAAGTGAAATAAAATCACATTAATTAAATAAAAAGTATTATATTAGTAAAAAATTAAAATTATGAAAGAAGAAAGAGAAGTAGAAAACAACGAAGAAGCTAAAGGTGGTTTATTAGGATGTTTACAGGGAACAGTAGCTATATTTTTATTAGCTTATGGTTTATATGTATTAGCAACGATTTAACAAATAAATAACGTAAAGATGAAGTACACAGTAAAAGGGTCTATCACTAAGATAGGAGAAAGAAAAGAACTAAGCAATGGCGCAACGGTTTTAGATTATGTAGTAAACAACGTTTCAGAGAATGGGTGGGAAACACCATTTAAAATTGAAATGTACAACAAACCAGAACGTATTGAACACTTAGAGAACTTCTTAAAGTTTAACAAAGTAGGAGATGTTGTAGAGGTAGAGTTTGACATTAAGGGTAGAGAGTACGAGGGTAGAGTATTTAATAGCTTATCTCACTGGAGTTGTAAGAAAACAGAAGATAGCGTACCAGTAGAAACAGAAGATAAGGATTTATTACCATTCTAATTAGGTTATTACCATTCTAAAGCGTATCTTAGCAACTAACAGATAAATTTAATATTATGAAAGAAACTAAGGTATGCTTTAAATGTGGTAACGAGAAACAAAGAAGTGATTTCTATAAGCATAAAGCTATGTCAGATGGATTACTCGGTAAATGTAAAGTATGCACAAGAACTGACTCAAAAAATAATTGGGAATTAAAGATACAAGACCCGAAATTTATTGAAAGTGAAAAAGAACGAGCAAAAGAGAAGTACCGAAGATTAAACTATAAAGAACGAGCAAAAGAGCTAAATAAAAATAAACCTTGGAAAAATAGCAATATCTATAAAGGTTTAAGTAAAAAAATGAAAATAGAAAAGGGTATGGAGCTTCATCATTGGAATTATAATAATGAGTACTTGACAGATGTTTTTACGTTGGATAGAGCTACTCATAGAAAACTACACACTTTTTTAGTTTTAGATAAGGAAAAGTTAGTATTTAAGGTTAAGTCTACAGGTTTATTATTAGATAGTAAAGAAGCTCATAGCATTTACGCAAGAGCTGTATTAAACTTATCTACTTTCTAATATTCACTAATAAAACTAGCCCTATTCGTTAATTCGTCTAGGGCTTTTTTAGGTATGAAAGTAACAGATAAGATTGAGATATTAAAAGGAGATTGTTTAGAACTGGTGAAGACAATTCCAGACGGTTCAATAGATGCGATTATTACAGACCCACCTTATGGAACGACTGCGTGTAAATGGGATAGTGTTATACCCTTTGATTTAATGTGGAAACAACTTAACAGAATTATAAAGCCAAACGGTGCAATTGTTTTGTTTGGTAGTGAGCCTTTTAGCTCTGCTTTAAGGATGAGTAATATTAAGAACTATAAGTATGATTGGACTTGGAAGAAAAGCAAACCCAATGGTTTTCAACACTCAAAAAACAAACCAATGAAGGCTATAGAAAACGTTATGGTTTTTTCTAACGCACCTATGGGTCATAAGAGTTTATTAAAAGAAAAAAGAATGGAATATAACCCACAAGGACTAAAAGAGGTTGGAATGAAAAAAGTTAAAGATTGTAGCCATAGAGGAAACACAATGGGGGGAGATGGAAATAAAAGTAGTAGGCCTAACCAAGTAGGCAGAGAATATATGGCCTATACTAATTTCCCTAGCGACTTTTTAGAGTATGGCAATATAATTGGTAAAAACGCAACACACCCAACACAGAAACCAGTTGCTTTAATGGAGTATCTTATCAAGACGTACACAAACGAAAAAGAAACAGTTTTAGATTTTACAATGGGTAGTGGCTCAACTATGGTAGCGTGTCAAAATACGAATAGAAAAGGAATAGGGATTGAACAAGATGAAGAATATTTCAATACTGCTTGGCGAAGATTAGAACAAAACGAAACACAAACTAAACTAAAATTTTAATATGAAAGTAACAGATAAGATTGAGATACTTAAAGGCGATTGTTTAGAACTGATGAAGTCAATTCCAGACGGTTCAATAGATGCGATTATTACAGACCCGCCTTACGGTACGACTGCTTGTAAATGGGATAGTGTAATTGATTTTGACTTAATGTGGGAACAGTTAAACAGAATTATAAAGCCAAATGGTGCTATTGTTTTATTTGGTAGTGAGCCATTTAGTTCCGCTTTAAGGATGAGCAATATAAAATCCTTTAAGTATGACTGGATATTTCACAAAACACTCCCAGTTGGACACGGGTATGCAAAATATAGACCTATGAGTAATCACGAAATTATAAGCGTATTTGGAATAGGCAAGACAACATACAACCCACAATTTACACCAAGAGAAAAACCAAGAACATATACTAGAAAAAAAGCAAGTAAAAGCGGTAGTAGTAGTATGACTAGCCACGATGGAGAAACTAGGGTTTTAAAAGGTAAGTATCCAACAACTATACAAAAGTTTAATACAAGTGTGCAAAAAGGAAAATCACACCCAACCCAAAAACCTATTGAATTAATGGAATACCTAATAAAAACGTACACGAACGAAAACGAAACGGTTCTTGATTTCACAATGGGTAGCGGGTCCACGATGGTAGCTTGTCAAAACTTAAACCGTAACGGTATAGGAATTGAACAAGATGAAGAGTATTTTAATACCGCGTGGCGAAGATTAGAACAAAACGAAACGGAGAGAAAACAAAGACTATTTTAGTATGAAGTTTAACGAATTAGTAACTACTATCTTATCTTACCCTAACGGTTCTATAACAACTCAAAACGGGACTTACTACTCAGATATACATACAGTAGTAAAAAGATTCAATAGCAAGGTACAACGTATTAAACGACCAGCAGAAGATGTAGTATCTATTATGTTTAAAGAGCAGTTAGTGGAATTAGTAGCAGCTTTAGAGAATAAAAAGATTAGATTAAAGGCGGTGGGTTCAAGAAAATGATTATATTAGCAATATGAA